TATCTATTATTACAGAACCCCACTTATGTTGTTATATTGCAGAAAAAGATAATAAAATAGTGGGGGTAATGATACTCGTATGTGCAGAACATTATTCAGCCACGGTAAAAATTGTTAGTGATGTATTATTCTATGTTCATCCCGATTATAGAGGATCTAGCGCAGCGGTGCGTTTATTAAAGGAAGCAGAGAAATGGGGAAAGATTCAAGGGGCAGCAGAAATTAATGTCGGATTAAGTTCAGGAATTGACACAGAAAAAACGATTTGCTTTTTTAAAAAAATTGGTTATACCCAAGAAGCAGTTCAAATGTCTAAGGAGATTATATAATGTGTTTAAGAGCAATATTTGGTGGGGGGACACCGTCACCACCAGCGTTACCACCTATGCCACCAGCCCCCACAAAGAATATGGCCGCTGTTGAAGATAAAAAGAAGTCGGCAAGAAAGCGAGCTGCTGCCGCAACTGGCCGTGGTAGCCAAATTCTCACTGCTGGTTTAGGAGCAACTGGTACAGCACCAACGGAGAAAAAGAAATTAAAAACATTAGGCGCGTAAATGCCCTTGTTAAAAGGTAATTCGAATCGAACAATAAAGAGTAATATTAAGACTCTTTTGACGGATGGTTACCCTCGTAAACAGGCTGTGGCGATTGCAATGAGAAAGGCTGGAAAGTCGAAAAAGACTAAGGAGAGCTAATTATGCCTGAACAAGTAGATGAAATTTTACGACGACTAAAGGCCCTCGAAGAATCCCGTCGTAATTGGGATGCTAATTGGCAAGAGGTATCAGAACTAGTGATGCCCCGCCGATCCGATTTTATTAGTATAAGGCCGAAGGGGGATAAGCGCGGGATGAACGCTGTTGATTCTACGGCCATTATTGCTAATGAACTTCTTGGTGCCGGTCTTCATGGTATGTTAACTAACCCAGCTTCAAAGTGGTTTACTTTAAGAATTACTGACGCGAATTTAATGCATGTACCTCAGGTATTGCAGTGGTTAGACGAAGTTGAAAATCGAATATTTGCCCAGCTCAATTCATCCTCTACTAGTTTTTCATCCCATATGCATGAATTATATATGGATATTACAGCCTTTGGGACGGCAGTGATGTTTATTGGTGAAGATGATGAAAAAGGTGAAGTTACTTTTTCTACACGCCATCTTAAAGAATGCTATCTTGCTGAAAACCAACATGGAATTATTGATACTGTGTATCGTAAATTTGAATTTACTGTTCGACAGATTGTTCAAAAGTGGGGTATGCAGAAAGCGGGGGATGAAGTTAAAAAATTATGGGACAAAGAAAAATTTGATGTCCCCCTTGATATTCTTCATGCGTGTTATCCTCGAAAAGATAAATTTCGTGAGCCGGGGAAGAAAACTCCTGAGGCTATGCCTTGGGCTTCTACTTATGTTTTATGTAAGCATAAGCATATAATCGATGAAGGGGGATTTGAAGAAATGCCCTATGTGGCTCCCCGATGGGTGAAAGCAGCAGGGGAAATATATGGTAGAGGACCTGGTATTAATAATTTACCCGATATCAAGATGTTACAAGAAATGTCTAAAACAATTATCAAGGCGGCACAGAAAGTAGTAGATCCCCCCTTACAGCTTGAAGATGATAGTGTTCTTAGTCCTGTTCGCACTGTTCCTGGGGGGTTAAATTTTCGTCGTCCCGGGTCTGAAAGAATTGAGCCGTTAATTACTGGCGCGGATTTACCCGTAGGGTTTGAGATGTTACGAGATCTTCGTGAACGTATCCGCAGTGGATTTTATATCGATCAATTGCAATTGAATACTGGTCCACAAATGACGGCAACTGAAGTATTACAAAGGACGGAAGAAAAACTTCGACTCTTAGGTCCAGTTCTTGGACGACTGCAATCAGAATTACTTAGTCCTTTGGTAAATCGAGTATTTGGGTTATCTATGAGGAGGGGTAAATTTCCTCCTCCCCCAGAAGTCTTGGCTGAAGCAGAATATAACGTTGAATATGTATCTCCATTAGCTCGTGCCCAAAAACAAGTGGAGGCTAATGGGCTTTTGAGAATGTTTGAGATAGGAACACCTTTATTACAGATAGCCCCGCAGGCGGGGGAAGTAATGAAAGCAGAAGATTCACTTCGTTGGTTGGGTGGGTTATTTGGAGTCCCTAATTCTCTATTTAAAACTCCGGAAGAATTAGCTAAAATCCGTGAAGCACAGGCACAGGCACAGGCACAGGCACAAATGGCCGAAGAAGTTGTACAAGGTGCGGATGTAGTTCAAAAATTAGCAGCGGCGGCACCAAGTGACGAATTCCAAGCAGGTTAAGCAAGCTAAGCAATTAAAGCGTGATTATGAAATAACATTTAGTTCCCCTGAAGGGAAACGTGTATTACATGATCTTGCTATTAATGGTCATGTTCTAGAAACCTCTTATAATCTAGAACCGACTCTGATGGCCTATAATGAAGGGGCCAGGAATTTTGTCCTCAGAATACTTACGATTTTAAAATATAAACCTGAGGATTTTATCACCCTTTCTAAGGAGACATAGTCATGACTGAAGAAACAAATGTAGAAGAAACAAATGTAGAAGAAACAAATGTAGAAGAAACAAATGTAGAAGAAACAAATGTAGAAGAAACAGATTGGCGCGACGCTCTGCCCGAAGATATTCGTTCTGATCCTAACTTTTCAAAATATACTTCTATGGAAAGTTTTGCGAAGGGACATCTCAATGCTGTATCAATGCTTGGTAAGGAACCAGAATTTGAAGTCCCCGAAAACGAGGATGAGCGTAATGTTTTTTTCAACAAGTTAGGTCGCCCTGAGACTTCAGATGAGTATGAGTTTAAATCTGTTGAAGGTATGCCGGAGATAATGCAGCCTTATGTTGACGCCCGAATTAAGTCTTACAAAGAATTAGCTCATAAAGTTGGGTTATCTTCGACTCAGGCTTCCACTCTTCATGATTGGTATATGGACGGAAATCTTGAAGCTCATAAAGAAACACAAGAAACAGCCCAGTCTATGCAAAATGAATCACAGGCTGCGCTTGAGAAAGAATGGGGTTCAGCGTATGATTTAAATGTTACTCATGCGCGAGCCGCGCTTGCAGAATTTGCCTCGCCAGAACTTGTAGAGTATCTTGAACAAACAAAACTTGGTAATAACGTTGAGATGATTAAAGCCTTCTTTAATGTTCGTAAGGCCATGATTGGTGATGCCGGGATTGTTGGTGATGGTACTGCTGGGATAACTGCTGCAGGGGCTGATGCTCAAATTAAAGAAATCATGGCTCGTCCCGAATATTGGGATTCTGAGAGTCAAGAGCGACCCGCCCTTGTAAAGAAGGTTCATGGTCTTATGCAACAACTTCATCCCACAGAGGGTTGACAGAAGTTTATTCAATAGTGTTTACTTCTTCATGGCGTTGCGCTTAGATACCGGTTGTTGAATCCCGCCTGAGCCACGTAACACCAATCAAAGAGGCCGGGATACCCCCCGATACCCTCGAAGAGAGGTTTGTTCTGACCACTTTTTGAGAGGATGAGCGCAATGAGCACTCAGATTACTACTGCCTTCGTTGAGCAATACTCAGCGAATGTGCAGCATCTGGCGCAACAGCAAGGTTCGCGGTTGCGTGGCGCAGTTACCATCGAGAATGTCGTTGGTAAAAATGCGTTTTTCGAACAGTTGGGGCCTACTACCGCAAGGAAGAGGACTTCCCGGCATTCGGATACCCCCCGTATGGACACTCCTCATGCAAGGCGGCGTGTCTCCCTAGTCGATTACGATTGGGCGGATCTCGTTGATAACGAGGACCGTATTCGTATGTTGATCGATCCTACTTCCCCTTACTCTCAAGCTGCTGCTAATGCTATGGGCCGTGCTATTGATGATGCTATCATTGATTCTGCCGATGGAACAGCTTACACGGGTGTGGATGGTTCAACTTCCACTTCTTTCGACACAAATAACGTCGTTGATGTTCAGGTAGGAGTTACCCCTGCTGCTGATACGGGCCTTAACGTCGGAAAACTCCGTGCTGCCAAAGAAGTTTTAGATGCTAATGAAGTTGAGGATGATGGTCGTTATCTCGCTCTCAACGCTAAGCAACTAAAAAACATGTTGGCGGAAACAGAAGTCACGAGTTCGGATTATAATGTCGTGAAGGCTCTTGTCAATGGTGAGCTAAACACGTTTTTAGGATTCGACTTTATTCGCACTGAGCGTATTGAAACCGATACCAATTCTGATCATAAAGTATTGTTCTGGCAGAAAAAAGGCATTCTGTTGGGTATCGGTCAAAACCCAATGGCGAAGATCACGGAACGTGACGATAAAAATTACGCGACACAAGTATTTTTCTCCATGGCTATTGGGGCGACCCGCATGGAAGAAGATCGTGTCGGGTATATTGAATGTGATCCGAGCTAATAGAGGAGTATGAACGATGGCTGTTACTACCCAAAAATCTACTGAATATACTAATGCCACCGCTACTCCCATCGTCAATAACAACACAACAGAGGAACATGGTCGGGTGCGTTGTGCATTTTTTACCTGCACTCAAGATGGTGCAGGTGATGCCACGTCATCGGCGGCTCTGTTTAAGTTACCACCTGGGCGTGTGCGGTTATTGATGTCGCAATCCAAGGCTTATGTGAACTGGACAACTTCTAGTGCCACACTCGACCTTGGTTGGGATGCTTATGTTGCGATGGATGGTACTACTACGGCGGCTGACCCCGACGGTCTTATCAACGCGCTTGATGTTGATACTGTTGGTTTCCAGACGCTGGAAGGTGCTATTGCTGCTAATCTTTTGACTGGGGGCACTTTTGTTCTAGAGTCGAAGGGTGGCGTTGTTATTCGTGCTACTTCGCAGGATACAGCAATAGCAGACGGTGATGATTTGGTTGGGTTCATCTTGTATGTGATGGACTAAGCTGATTGGTTTGGGGGGCTTAGGCCCC